GTTTCGGGCAGCACGGCCTTCGGCTCTATTTGCATTTGAGAACGGGAGGGAAATGGGAAACGAGATTGATTTATCAGGCGGGTGGAAAAATTGAGCGAGGATGATATGAAAAATAATGTTGTCAGTATTGCTGACCAGGTGGCAGCCCGGGCCAAAGAGACAGAGCAAAAAACCGGGGGTGCTGGTGGTGATGACATTGATTCTGATTTTATCATGGCATGCTTAAACAGAAATGAGCTGGGTGATGGTGAGCTTTTTAAAAAGCTGTACCGTAAAGATTTTGTGTTTAATAAATCAATGGATTGCTGGATGTCCTGGGCGGGTCACCACTGGAAACTGGACAAGATGGATAATACTGCGGCATCGGTGGATGGTGTGGCCAGTGTTTATCAAAATGAGGCCAGAAAATTATCCGGAAAAATTACAAAGCAAGAGGCAAAGGGCAACCCGGTCGGGGATTTAAAATCTATCAGGGAAAAATTAAACGGGCGGGTGTCTGCATTGAGATCCAGCCGTCGGCGGTCAAATTGTTTATTGTTTGCGCATACAAGTAAGGATCCCATTGCCATTGATGGTGTGGAAGTTGACCAGATAGCCCATTTATTGCCCTGTGAAAATGGGGTGGTGAATCTTAGGACCGGCGAACTGGAACCAGGCAGGCAGACAGACTATTTATTGAAAGCCAGCCCGGTTGCCTTTCCTTCGGATGGCATCCAGGCAGATGCATCGACATGGGAAACAATTTTGATGGAGATCTTTTCAGAAAATGAAACCCTGGTGGATTTTTTCCAGAAGATCTGCGGGTATTCTCTCATGGGAGAAGTGTCTGAATCCATCCTGGTTGTTATGACAGGCCGTGGACGGAACGGAAAATCCATGATTGTGGAAACCGTGTCAAAGATTTTGGGCCAGCTGGCCGGTGCAATCCGATCTGAAATGTTATTGGACCAGGGCAGGATGGCAAGTTCTTCGGGTCCGAGTCCAGATATTATGGCGCTGCGTGGTTTGAGAATGGCCTTTGCATCTGAAACCGATGACGGCTGCAAGATTTCACCGGCCAGGGTAAAGTGGTTAACCGGCAACGATACGATTACCGGCAGGAATCCCCATGATAAATATGAGGTACATTTTACACCCAGCCATACTCTTTTTCTTTTAACAAATCATAAACCCCATGCGCCTGCAGATGATTTTGCATTCTGGGAAAGAATTGTCCTTTTCCCGTTTGAATTGTCCTTTGTTGACCGGGATCCCAAAAATGAAAATGAACGACGATCAGATCCCGGGCTGGCTAAAAAATTGGAAGAATGCCTGCCACAGATTTTTGCGTGGATGGTGAAAGGTTGTTTGATGTGGCAGAAGGATGGCCGCTTGATCCGACCGGCCGCCATTCGTGAGGCGGTCAGTGAATATTTAAAAGATGAGGATTCTGTGGGTGATTACATCGACCAGTGCTGTGTTGTGGGATCTGATTACAAGGTCACGGCAGCGGCGGTGTATGAATCCTTTGAGAAATGGTGGCAGGAGAACGTATCAAAACGGGTGCCCCTTAAAAAACGCTTTGGTCAGTGGTTTGGCAAGCGGTTTGAACGTCGGAAAATGGGGACTATCTGGTATTACGGTGTGGGCCTGGTGGCAGATACGGAGGGTGCGGACCGTCCAGACCCGATACTCCAAGGACAGTCCAGGGAATAAGCTATTGAAATCATTAAAAAAAATAAACGGGATTGTAAGATTTGGAGGATTGGACCTTTTTTTCAACAACTATAGAATGTTTTTATCTTTTATTCTTTTCCTTTTTTCTTCCTTTTTAAGTCCAACAGTCCAAAAAGAAAAAAAAGCTTTTAATAATAAATACTTAAACCTTTGGACTATTAAAAATCAATTGTCCACCATCGTCCAGATGGTCCAGACAAAGGAGACGCTATGGATATTTTAGATGCAGCCAGTCGAGCTGGTGTGGTTTTAAAGAAGGTGGCAAGCACAAAGGGTGGGGAGTATGCAGGTCCTTGTCCTGGATGCGGAGGAACGGACCGTTTTCGGTGTTGGCCTGGTGATAAGGGGGGCGGCGGATCTTATTGGTGTCGTGGTTGTGGCAAGGGGGGCGATTTTGTGCAGTTTCTGGTTGATTTCCTGCGGTATGAGTACAAAGACGCATTTAAGGAGGCTGGGCGGGATATGCCCTATGATTATCGTCCTGTTGGCCATAGGGCTGCGGTATCACCTAAAACCCCGGTATTTGAGCCCAGGCATTTTGAGGGACCGGTGGAAACCTGGCAGATCAGAGCCCAGGATCTGGTGGATCAGGCCCATGCCCATTTATTAAATTACCCCAGGGCGCTGGAGTGGTTGGCCAAAAGGGGCCTGGATGAAAAAGCGGTCCGGTCATTTCGGCTGGGATATTTTCCCGGTGAAAATAATAATCATGCCATGTATAGACCCAGAGCCACATGGGGGCTGCCGGATATTTTAAAGGCCAACAAAAAAAAGAAGATGCTCTGGATCCCCCGGGGGATTATTATCCCTTGTTTTAAAGATTCTAAAATATACCGGATTCGGATCCGGCGTCCAGCTGCAGACATGCAGACAATAAATGATATTAAATATTATGTGTTGCCGGGCTCTGGCATGGATTGCATGGCCATCAATAAAAGTAAAAGTGTCCAGGTCGTTGTGGAATCAGAGCTGGATGCCATGATGGTGGCAAGACAGGCGGGATCTTTGGCGGGTGTGGTTGCCATGGGATCTGCCAGAAATAAACCCGGGGATACTATTTTTTATGAGCTTGAAAAAGCGGTCCGGATCCTGGTGGCTTTGGATCATGACAAGGCCGGTCAGGACGCATGGCCCTGGTGGTCTGAGCAGTTTAAAACGGCAAAACTTTGGCCGGTTCCTGTGGGTAAGGATCCAGGAGAGGCGTTTGAGGATGGTGTGGATATTTTAGAGTGGATCAATGCGGGCCTGCCTGCGGTGGCAAAACTTGAAGATGATCGGGGCAGCTATGAGATCCCGGCCGGGTTGTCATCAATACAGGAGCTGAGTCAATTGCTTGGAAAATACAGGGTTGAAATTATAGCGAAAAAGGACAGTGCTAAAATTGTTTATCCGGATGGGTTAAAGAATAAGGCGATCCGGGACCGTATCTATTATCTTTTTTTTAAAGATGAGGAAGTCCATTGGTATTTAAGACGATTACATCCGGACAGCGTGATCAACGGGGGAAATTGTGAAGTCAAAAAAGCCGGATAACCATTTGCCAAGTTTCCCCAGCCTGCTGGCTGCCATGGCCCACCTGGACCAGTCCGGATATAAAATATCCAAGTCAAAGATATACCGGGACAAAGACAAAAATTTTATCCAGGTTAACCCGGACGGCACTGTCCTGGAAACCGAGGTCCGTGCGTATGCGGCCAACCTGGAAAAAAAGGGCGGCAATATTGCGGATCTAAATGATATACATGCCAGGAAAGCAGCCAAAGAGGTTGAAAGTCTGGAAATGAAGATTAAAAAGCAACGGTTTGAATTTGAAAAATCCCAGGGAAAATATATCCCCCGGGCCGAATTTGAGGCGGAGCTGGCGGCCAGGGCGGCGGTGTTTGATTCTGGTTTCCGGCACAAATTTAATCTGCGGGTCAGGGAATGGATTGCGCTGGTGGGTGGAAAACCAGACAAGAGTGCTGATTTTCTTATGGCGCTTAACCAGGCCCTGGATGAACAACTTAATACCTATGCAACAATAAAAGTTTTTCAAATCATGTTTTCAGAGGAGGTTTAAAATGTCAGAATTTGTAAGTTTTTCCAAAGTAAACAGGAATTCAATGTTAACCGTGGATATGGTCCATGCCCTTGCCTCAACCCTGGAGGCGGATGGTGCCATGCCAAAAAAAACCCGTGACTGTCTTGACAGGATAAATAAACGGGTGGATGCCATTAAAACGATCGTTTATGGCGGGTCTAAATTGGTGTTGAGTCCGACCAATTACAGAAAATATGGCAGGATTATAAAATCCATTAAAAAGCTGATTGATAATATCACCGGTGAAGTGGTGGAACTGGATTTTTTCAATGCTGTGCTGCGGCTGGTTGAAGATGCCCGCATGGGGTGTAAGCAATCTAAAAATATCCGGTTGCAGCGGGAATGGGAATATTTTAACCAGAGCCTGGCAACTTTGTATGGTCATGTGGATCCTGATCTGTCAGGGCACAATTGGATGGTCCTGGGCAATAACTTGGCGGACCGATTTAGTCAGATCATGGTGTCTAAATAACGGGGTATCCCGTTCATGATTATATGGGAAAAAACTCCCCTGGAGGAAATATGAAAGTTGAAAATTTGTGCTGCACATTCATAGAAGATGCAAGGGGGTCATTGCGGTTTATAGATGATCTTAAATTTTTAAAAAAGGCTCTCGCATACGAAAAAAAAGGTTACAACAGAACAACCATGATCAAGATGCTGGAAACAAAAATTAGGAGGCTTTCAAAATGCCAGTAAAAAACAAATTAAACGTTCAAGCATATAAAAGAAAAGGATGAATGAAATGGAACCGGAAAATACTTTAATAAACACTTTAGAACTTAGCAGGGAATTGACCGAAGATCAGCGTTTGGTTTTCTTCCAGATGCTTGCAGCCGCATCAATAGCGTATATCCGTGGGGCACAAGGTGAAGAAGTGTTGAATGGATTCATATATGCAGCAATGAAAGATAATGTTGCGATGACACTTGATGACTTAAAAAAGAAATTCAACTAAATGATGTACAAACCTTCGCGCTCTTATATACGCGCGTGAACTGCATAACCCCTTATTTTTACTTAGGAGAATTTTAAAATGATTACAGATATGAACGGTGTGCAAATCATCCCTGGTCAGACAGTATTAGTTCATCAGGAAGAGGAAAC